ATACATATTATAACAATTATAATAATAATAATAATAATAATAATAATAATAATAATGATAATGATAAAAATAATAAAATAATTGAAAGAAAATTATTCAATAATTTTGTTGAAAGTTTATCTTTGAAAGATATATTGATATATGATATAGAAGAATTGTATAATAGATTTGTATATATAATAGAAAAAAATAAAAGTATTGAAAAAGATACTATCAACAATATAATTAAAGATTTTTTATCAAATGATTTGTATGGACAAAGAAAAATATTAATGTGTTTATTAATAGACTCTGAAAATACCCAATATATGTATATTGCTTATTTATTATATGATTTATTATCTGTATCTACTGAATATACACATGATAGTTTTGAACAAAGACTATTATTTAATAGCTTACCATGGTTCTACAAAAAAAATTTTAAATATGCCATGACAAAAACAATTGATTATACTTTGAAATTATCAAACATTGAAAATAATAAAATTCCACTTGAACAACAAATTTGTTTGATGAAAACAACAGAATATGTTAAAGAAAAAGCTATGCAAAAATTAAAAGAAATAAAATCTAAATCAGAAGATTCAAGTGGTAAAGCAAGACAATATTTAGATGGTTTATTGAATATACCATTTGGTGTTTATAAAGAAGAATATGTTTTTAAAATAAAGTATTCAAATAATATAGATTATAAAAATTTGATTTCTATATTAAAAAATAATGAAATAAATGAAATAAATGATTTAAACTCATATTTAAAAATAGATTTTGATAAAAATATATCTAATCTTGAAATAATAAATAATACTAAAAAAATAAATGATTATTACAGAAATTTGACAAATAGTTTATATACCAAAATATTAAAAAATATAAAAAATACAAAAAAAAATAAAAAAACTGTTATTAATTCTATATTCGATATTATATGCGAAATTGACAACACACCAAATGAAAATATATCTAAAAAAAGTACAAGTAGTATATTGATTAATTATATAGTAAATTATATAGAACATAATATTAACAATATCAATATTAATGATATTATTACAATTTATAATTTGTTAGATAATAGTTATTATGATTATAGATATATTATTGAAATTAATAAATATATAAATAACATCAATAATAATACAGTGAATATTGATAAATATTTACAAAATGTTTCTAATATTTTAGATAATTCTATATATGGACATTATAATGCTAAAAATCAAATTCAAAGAATTATTGGACAATGGATAAATGGTGAAAATAGTGGATATTGTTTTGGATTTGAAGGACCACCTGGAACAGGTAAAACTAGCATAGCAAAAAAAGGTATTTCAAAGTGTTTATTAGATGATAATAATGTATCTAGACCATTTGCTTTTATAGCTTTAGGTGGTTCATCAAACGCTAGTTTAATAGATGGGCATAATTATACATATGTTGGTTCTACATGGGGTAAAATTGTAGATGTTTTAATGGAAACAAAATGTATGAATCCTATTATTTTTATAGACGAGTTAGATAAAGTTAGTAAAACAGAACAAGGTAAAGAAATAATAGGTATATTAACACATTTAACAGATAGCACTCAAAATTCAAGTTTTCAAGATAAATATTTCAACAATATAGATATAGATTTATCTAAAGTATTATTTATATTTTCATATAACGATGTTTCATTAATTGATAAAATATTATTAGATAGAATACATAGAGTTAAATTTGATAATTTAACATTAGATGAAAAAATGGTTATAGTTAAAAAATTTTTGTTACCAGATATTTCAAAAAAATTTGGTTTAAATAATTTGATTTATTTGGAAGATGAAGATATTAAATATATTATTGTAAAATATACATTAGAACCAGGTGTCAGAAAATTAAAAGAATTGATTTTTGAAATCGTATCTTATATTAATTTGAATCTTTTAAAAAATAACAAATATGAATTACCTATTACATTAGATATTAAAACTATTGATCAAATATTAGTAGACCATGATAGTGTTACTAAAATATCAATAAATGATATTTCTAAAGTTGGTGTTATAAATGGTTTATGGGCAAATTCATATGGTAATTCTGGTATATTACATATTGAAACTAAATTATTTGCTACCTCTAATTTTTTAGAACTGAAATTAACTGGTATGCAAGGAGATGTTATGAAAGAAAGTATGAATGTTTCTAAAACATTAGCATGGTCTTTATTAGAAAAAAAACATAGAGAATCTTTAATAAAAGATTTTAATAAATCTAAATTACAGGGTATTCATATACACGTCCCAGAAGGTTCCACGCCTAAAGATGGACCATCTGCCGGCGCTGCTATTACAACTGTTATATATAGTTTGTTATCTAATAAAAAAATAAAAAATGATTTTGCTATAACTGGTGAAATAAATTTACAAGGAAAGGTAACACAAATCGGTAGTTTAGATTTAAAAATAATAGGAGGTATAAGAGCTGGTGTTAAAAATTTTATTTATCCAAAAAGTAATAATCAAGATTTTAAAAAATTTGTACATAAATACAATGATTCAATAGAAATAAAAGAAATAATTAGTTCTATCAAATTTATTGAAGTTCAAACTATAAATGAAGTTTTAGAAAATATTATAGCTTAATATTTTATCTATTTATATATATATATCATCTTATCAATATTTTAAATATATATATTTTAAATATTGATAATATTTATAATGCCAGTAGTTAATTTAACATTGACTAATATATTTTATTTAGTAAGTTTTATATCACCTTTACTAATCGTTTTTTATTTGATATTTACATCATTGTTAACAGGATTTCCCATGAAGGGAGTTTTATATTTTACAGGTTGTATACTATTAACAATGCTTGTTATATTAATTAGAAATATAATCAAAAATAATCAACCAGATAATGCATCTATAATATGTAATACATTGCCATTCCCATTTGGACAAACGGATGGATTAGTTTATACTGCACCATATTTAAATATTTCATTGTTAATTTTTTCATTTTTTTATATATTATTTTCTATGATGTATAATAAATATTCATTGAATATTTTGTTGATTGTATTTTTAGGCTTCTTATGTATTTGTAATATATGTGTTGAATTTATTAATAATTGTGTAGATATAACATCTATTGTAATTAGTATTTTAGTAGGTGCACTATTTGCTTTATTATGGTATACTGGTGTCTCAAATATTAATCCAGCATATACATATTTTAGTGAATTTGTAAATAATAATGTAGTATGTTCTAAACCAAGACCACAATCATATGTTTGTAGTCAACGTTCTGGATCTTCATTAGAAGATAGATTGACAGAAGCACAAGTTAGTGAAATCGTTAATTCAATAAGTAATTCTCCTAGTTCTATGAATATGTTTACGATTACATTTGTTATTGAGTATACTACAACCGACATAATTACTCTGCAGGATGTAGAGACGCTTGCAAGTGATATTAATAATCGTAAATTAAAACACTTTTTGAAAACTAAATTGGGTTTGTCTGATAAAAATATAGTTATAACCCAAAACAGAACCCTAGATGCAACAAAGAAAACGGCAACATTTGATTATAATATTGTAATAGCGGGATCTTCAAGAGAATTCTCAAATGATGAGAAACTAAAATTATCAGAAGACTTATCAGACGACCAAAAATTCAATGACTATTTTAAATTTTCGGATTATAAACCTCTTGGAAAGACAGGAGAACAAATTACAGCAAAAAATGTAGTAATTGAATAAAGGTATTAGTTAATCAGTATATGAATTTTAAGATGTATAAAGTTTGCTATCGTGATCCTTTAGAGAGATTATCTTTAGCCCATAATGGTTGTAAATTGGTATAATGGAAGCATTTGCGTACATTTTCTTCTATACTGAGATCAAACTTGGCACAAGGTATGACATGATCAATATGTATATTACTTTCTATCTTTTAAAAGTAATTTATTTATTTTCATAATATTTGTTTTTATTTCTTTGATATCATTTTTTATTTCTACAATATCGGTTTTAATAGTTTTATCGCTTTTAATTATTTTGTCAGTTTGAATAGTTTTATCGCTTTTGATGATTTTGTCAGTTTTGATAGTTTTATCTAAGCAATGAGCATTATCAATAATATTAATTGGTTTCTCATTTTTATTGTAAGGACAATTATCTAATCCAATAGCTAAATTTGCTAATTTATCTGCATAATAATTACCAATTGAATGAATATCATTATTAGTGGTATGTGCTTTAACATGTAAAAATTTAACATTTTTTAAATCTTTGAATAGTTCATATATTTCTTTCACATACTTTTTATTAGTAATTTCAGTATTTTTTTTGCAAAGATAATCATTTTTATGACATTTTTCACCATAATATGTAGCACAACTTATAGCATATTCAGAATCAGAAACAATTGTTATATTTTTATTGTTAATAATATCTTTTTCAATAATGTAATATGTTTTTATAATAGCAATCAATTCAGCAGTATTATTTGTATGTTTTCCTTGCAATTTTTCTGATACATTACGACTATCATCTATTCCAAAAAATATACCAATGCCCGCTAAACTATTAAGTTTACCATTATTAGAACAAGCGCCGTCTGTATATACAAAATAATCAACATCATTATTAGATTGAATTTTAGTTTCATTAACAGATGAAATAAAATTTTCGGCTTCTTGTTTTGTATCAAATTTTTTATACACTGCTCCTTTAAATCCTTTTACAGAATTATTACATTCATTCCAATTTAAAAATATTCCAGTATTATAACCTTTGGCAACTGCATAAAATGGCATTTATAACTTAAATAATATAATAATTTCTATATCAATTTTTATTTTTACGATTTGTTAAGTAAAATATAATATATAAGTTTTTCTTTTGAATTTATTGATTTTTCTACATTATATAGTTCTTTTATATAATTTACATTATAATGCATTAATTCGTTATACTTATCAATAAACTCAACACTATTAACATAACTTAAATCATTAATATTATAATAACAATGATTATTACATTTATAAAGTTTTTCATTAGTATTAAAAGCATAATTTTTACAATTTTTTATACAGCACTTATTATAATCATTTTTCATATATAAAATATTATGTTTATCAGGACTATCAACACCATTTGTTTTTTTTTCATTTAAATATTTGTAATGTGGTAATAAATATGGATGAACGGTTCTACAATATGGACAAGATATTTCATTAGTTTTTAAATTAAAAAATTTATTATTAAGTTTTTTTTGTTGATAAATTTCATTATATAAATTAATATAATTAAATTTATGATTACAAGGTAAACATATGTGATTTTCATCTAACCTATCATATGAAATTAAACATATATTATCATAATTAATATTATCGTATGATATATCATTATTATTTAATAAATTAAAAAAATTATCACATTCATTCATTGTAAAATATAATAATTTATATATATATATCTATATAAATTATATATTTATATAGATAAATACTTATAATATATTATGATTGTTTATTGATATTTATTTTTTATTATAAATCCATATAAAATACGGACGGCTGTCTAGGCGGATATGCTGTTGACACTTAATCCGCAGTTGCTCTCTCTCTCGCCATCGTCCTCGCTGCCACCCTCGCCCTCGCCGCCGCCACCTCCGACGCCTCCCACTCCCGCGGCACGTTGCGCAACCAACCAGGGTTACCCCAACCCTCATTTACTAGATTTAGTTCTTCTTTTGTATTTTGCGTTTTTATTTTAAGTTTTTCTAGATTTTTCACCGCCTGCTCCTCCATCTCCTTCGCCTTCTCCTCCTCCTTCTCCGCCGCCGCCACCGCCATCGCTGTCGACGCCCTCGCCACCGCCGCCGCCCTCGCCTTCTCCTGCTCCTTCTCCACCGCCGTTGCTGCCGCTACTTCAGCCTCCGACATAATAGCAGTCCAATGAGCATTCAATCCCGTCTGGAATCCCGTCCCCAACCTATTCGCTTCCGCTAGCCTCGCGACTTCTTCTCTTGCCGACCCAATCTTCGTTTGCGTACTTTTGACACGTGCCTCAGTCCTCGCCAACGCTTGTGTCCAGCTCGCCTTTATTGCCTGCGCCCGCTCCCTCGCCTTCGTCGCCGCCTCCGCCTCCATCTCCGCCAATCTCTCCGCCTCTACCGCCGCCACCGCCGCCGCCTCCGCTACCAGCGTTGCCTTCGTATGCTGATTCATTAAATTATTATGTAGCGATGCGCTCGTTGCAGACCTATAAATTGGTGCCTGCGTATGCGGATTCATTACATTATTTGCTGGTACAGAGTCATAGTCATAGTCATAGTCATAGTCATAGTAAGAGTTTATAGCGCCTCCGCTTTTTTTACTAAATTTTTTATTAAATTTTTTAGTATATTTTTTACTGGATTTTTTAGTATATTTTTTGTTATATTTTTTACTGGATTTTTTGTTATATTTTTTACTGGATTTTTTGTTATATTTTTTAGTATTATATTTCATAAGCATATAATAACAAAATATTTTAATTAATTTGTAAACATTTATAAGAAATAATTATATAAATAAATATAATTAATAATATTTAATATGGATGAAAACAAAATAAAAATAGGGTTTTTGATATTGGCAACAAGTAAGAATAGAGATAACTGGAACTCTATAAAAGATAGTTATTTATACAACTTGACATTAAAATCGTCATTATTAACTATAAACAGAGAACATAAATATATTTATTATATAGGTATAGATAAGAATGATAGAATATTTGATAACGAAAAGGAACAAGAAGAAATATTGAAATTTCAAAATGCTTTCAAACATATAACTATAAAATTTGTAGTTTATGATAACAAAAAAATACCAAAGGGCTATGCAACAATGATGTGGAATGTATTGTTTGAAAAAGCATATAATGATGGGTGTGATTATTTTTATCAATGTGGTGATGATATGGAATTCAAAACAAATAATTGGATAAATGATAGTATAAATATGTTAAAATCAAAAAATAATATAGGATTAACAGGACCAATAAATAATAATAATAGAATATTAACACAATCATTTGTATCACGCAAACATATGGAAATATTTGGATGGTATTTTCCAAAAGAAATAAAAAATTGGTGTTGTGATGATTGGTATAATATGGTGTATCATCCAACTTATTTATATCCATTAAAAAACCACTATGCAGAAAATAAAGGTGGAGCACCAAGATATAAAATAAATAATGATGATAATTTTGCATTGAATAATATGATATTTAAAAAAAAATTAGAACAACTTAGAAAAGATACGCAAATATTAGCAAATAAACACAAAAAATTAATAGAAAATTATTTGAATAAAAAATAATTGAAATTGTTTAATACAAGCATCTTGTGTGTACACCAATATATGGAGGAAATAAATTTTTATTATAAATAAATAATTTTACATTATTTTGTTTAATAGCATTTAAATGAAAATATCTATGTTCACAATCATATATTTTAGGATTGATTATATATTTAATATTATATTTATTAAAAATAGATTTAATATTTTCATGATTAAATAATGATAAATCTATTAAGCTTCTATAATAACAATTTATAAATTTTTTTATTTTATAAATTCCAAAACCACCAAATGCAGATTCACATTTAAAAAATTCATTATTTTCTATTTCTTTTTTGAATTCTTTATTCATTAAATTAATAAGTTTTATATTATTATCAGAATGCCAACAAGAATATTGAAAATCTTTAAAATTTAATGCCCAAAAATCATAATAATTGGCATTATTAAAAAATAAACCATCCCATATATTTACTTTTTTTTCATCAAAAATTTCTTTTAAAATATTAATATTGATTGGTTTACTAGAAACGTCGTCCATATCAATCATAACAAAATAATCATAATCATTATATTCATTATAAATTTTATTTAATATTTTGTTTCTAGCTTTTTCGATATTAACTGTTCTAATATTAGTTAATGGTTCTTTATTTATTATAATATCAATATCAAATTTTTCTTTTAATTGTACAAGTTTTTTTAATGTAAAATCATTAGAAACATCAAAACTAATAATAATTTTAGATTTAGTAAATAATTCTTGAATTTTTGATATATTATTAAATACATTATCTAAATATATTTCACAATTTTTAACACATCCACATATTAAACAAGAAGTCATAATAAATATATAAAATTTTATATATTTATTATATTTTTGTTAATATTATTTATAACTATTAATTAAATTTGTCCAATAACTTAATTTAATTTTTTCCATATTAAATTCATGATTTTCAAATTTTTTTTTATAATTATTAATTGTATTTTGTAATAAATTATTATCAATCAAATTCCAATCTTTAACAATCAATACAGGTAAATCTTTATACAAATTATCAATTTTAGATGTTTTAACAATAGGAATACATCCTAAACATAATGCCTCCCAATTTCTGTGACAATCTAGACCACCTCCATGCGGACATATTACAAACGCAAAATCTTTTTGTTTATTCCATGTTATTAATCTAGTAACTTTACTTTTTTCATAATATACTAATTCTTTATTAATTTTTTGAAAAGCATTTTTTCTATCATATCCTAATTTTGTATCCATAGAAAATTGAAAGTTGGCATAACATTTTATATTTCGATTATAAAATGGAACAGATTTTTCTTTGATCATAATTAACATTTTTTCTTGATCTTTGCAACTACTAATTGGTCCCCATAATGGTCGTAGTGTTAATGTATGGTAATCCAGCCCTATTGGTATTTTTGTTATTTTAGAATGATCTAAAGTCATATTTTGACAAAACCAATGTATAATTCTTTTATCATTAATTAAATTAATAAAATCATTATTATTTAAAATTTCATTTGGTATTGTTTCATCGCAATCACCAGATACTAAAATAAATGAAAAATCTATTAATGGAAGCATAGCATTTATAAAATGTGGAATTGCACTACTACAAATATAAATACTTGGATTTTTAATATTTTTTATTTTTTCTAATTGTGGATAATTAATTAATTGTCTGATACTAGAATGTGGTGTAAATGAAAAATAATCACATGATTTAAATATTCCTCTACTCGAAACATAAATATTATTATTTTCTTGCATATAATTTAATTTAATTATTTAATATTTAATATTTAATATAATTATTTAAATATTAAATATAATTATTTAAATATTATATAATCCTATATAATATAATTTAAATTAATGTTACATTTATATACATTTTGTGTAGATATTGGAAGACATAGTAAAACAGAATTAATAAATGTTTTAAAAATACTTATACATTCTTTAGATAAAACTAATGAATATCAATTACATATTTTTACAAATTTTGATATTAATATTAATGATCCGAATATTGTATTACATAAATACTTTGATAATAATTTATCTATATATCAAGATAGATGGTTAAATTTATCATTTAATAAAATATACATATACAAATATTTATTTGATAAATATAAAATAGATTTTACATGGGTTGACTTAGATACTGTTTTTACAAGTGATGTTAGTTATATTAATGATATTTCAAGTTTTTTTATTGATTGTGGTGGTACAAATGAAGATCCACACTTGTTAATAAATAATACAAATATATATATAGCACGTAATAAATGGATTCAAGGAAATATATGGAAATTAAACATTGAATTATATAATAAATTAATAGATATATATAATAAAATTTCATTAAAAAATTTAAAATTTGAATATGATTTGCAAAGTTTATTTACCTATTATTTTTATTTTATTTTAGATGGTAATGAAAAAACCTTATTAACTAATGGTATTTATATAATTGGAAGAAATATAAAAAAAAATGTAATAAATGGATTATGTATATGGGATCCAAAAGGAAATACTCATGCTAATTTTAATGGATTAAATAATTTATATTATGAAAATAAATTATTGAAATCAAATTTTTATCCAGATAAAGACATACACCTTGTTTCTTTTACATTTTATACATTAAAACAATTATATAATACTAAAAAATTTAAAGAATTGTTTATTAACAATTAATATATAAAAATAGTTTATTCAATATTATATATAAATATGATATTGAATTTAAAAGAATTAAAATATTATTATTTAACTATACCAAAAAATACAGAACGAATAAATAATATAGAAAAGAATTTTAATGATTTAAATTTAACAAGAGTTTATTCTGTTACTGGTCAAAATATTACCAAAGAACAGTCAGGTGGTTTGGGTTTTATTAAAATGATAAATATAGGAGTAAGTGATTGTTCAGACGGTGTTTTCAAACCATTTGGATTATTAGAAGATGATATAAATAAATATAGAGAGTTTCCTGATTTTATAGAACTCCCAGATAATGCAGATTTGCTTTATATTGGAACAAGTATTTATGGTTATAATCATTCTATTAAATGGGCAAATTTAAATGTATTTACTGAAAATGTTGGAAATCGAACTGATTTATATCGCATATTTAATATGTTATCAACACATGGATTTATAGTAACAAGTATGCGAGGGGCAAAGTATGTTAAAGAATCTATGGAAAAAGGTGTGGAAAAAAATATAATATGGGATAATATTTTTGCAGGAAACCAAAGTCATTATAATGTATATTGTTTAAAAACCCCATTAATTTATCAGGATGGAAAAGTTGGGGGTTGCGAAAATGCTACAAAAAGAGAATTAAATCTGGGGTTATTAAATATAAAGATACCACCAAATTACATTATTCATAAATAATAACATTAATATTATCTATATTATTTTTTTTTAATATTGATAATCTATGTAATCCGTCACATACTTGAAAATTATTGTTAATTATAATTAATCTTTGTTCTTCTAAGTTATAAGTATTAGGATTAAAATTTTCAATCAATTTATCAAATTGTTGTGGTGTATGATTATCTTGTAAATAAATACCCATATATTTTGTGTAATAATTTATATATGCGTTTTTATCGTTGCATACATATTTATAATGTGGGGACTCTATAATTTTATAATTATTTGGATCATTTGCTAATCTAATATATAATTTGTCAATATTAATATTTACTTTTTTCATAATTTTTGGTATTCCAAGATGCCACGGAATATTTATATTATTTACTATTTTATTTTCAAATTGGTGAGGTTGTTTATTTAATATAAATTTACATACTTCAATACATTCATCATTAGAATCTGTTATATGTATAATATGATTATGTGAAATTCCAGGCGGTAGATTATTAGATATTTGTAAATTACTATCTTTAAATTTTGGATTATATTTTTCTCTTAATTTCCATTTCAACTTTACTATATTTTCATCAGCAAAAACTTTAAAAGTTCCTTCTCCATACTGCTTAATATTTGTTCCATTATTTTTAATTAAAATATGAAAATATTCATTTTTTACTGATTTTAAATATTGTGTTTTGCCGAAAATATGATTACTATTAACCATTTCTAATTTATAAATATTTTTGATAAAAGTTTCATAATTATTAATAATCCCTTTTTTTATATTTAATATAGTACAATTTATATTATTACTAATAGTATTTAAAATATCTAAAATATATTCTATACCATGTCCCCATACTATTATACTATTATACATAGTTGTTGTATTTTTATAATTTAATTTACAATTATTTTCACCTTTATTGATTTTATAAAATTCTTGTTTATAATTATTAACATAATTAAGATGTTTAATTTTATCAGGACGAACATCTATATATTCAATATATTCGCAATACCGTAATGATAAGTCATCTAATAAGCAAGGTACATAAGATATACCGTTATATATTTTATTATGCAAAATTAATGGATATATATCATTATTGAGAGAAAATTTTGTATAATGTAATTTTTCAAATAAATCAAATCTAAAATGTAGTTTCTCTTCTTTCTCTTTTTTGTATAAATCTAATTGTATATGAAAATTATTTATATTAATAATTTTATGTAAAAATATATTTTTATCATACCAATTAATTATAATATTTTTATTTTTATGTATATTGCTTGTTAATATATCTACATCATCATTAATATTATATTTTGGTAAATCTTTATCAAATTTAATAATAACATAGTCCTCTAATTTATTAAAAATGTCTTGTAAATTTAACATAGTTATATATGTATATATATATATGTATATATCACTTTATTTAATAAGTTATTTAATAATTAATTATTGTATTAAAATCTTCATTATTATAAACTATTTTTAAATTTGATTGAATTTAGTTTGTAAAGGAACTCCTTTAGAATCGCGATGCGAGTAAATCATTTAAATAAATACAATATTTTTTGTTATATTAAACACAATTATTATAACAAAAAAGTCAAATACCCAACAATAAATTATTACAAAAACCATTCATTTAATTCTTTCATTTTATTAATTTTATTATTTTCTCCAATTAAACAATTAAAATGTATTAATCTACATACATCTTTTATATTTTTATGATTTTTATAATAATGTATCCCATTTGGGTAATAGTCTCTATTTAATAATTTTATATCAAATAATCTATTATTGTATACCACTTTATTCCAAAAATCTTGATCATTAGCATATTTAAATATATTTAATTTTTTTAGATTATCTACTTCTAAAAAATTTATTATTTTTTGGGTATGTTTCATTGCAAAAAAACCAGAGCAACAATCTGTACCATTAAATTGATATACACACTCATTTGTATTTAACATATCTTTTATTTCATAATAAAAATTTTTTTTTATTACAATATCAACATCCGAGTAAATTATATTTATTTTTTGTTTTAAAATTTTATTTGAAATAAAGAATCTAGCAAATGATATATATCTAAAATTATGTGTATCAATACGAATAAAATTATTTAAATTAATTGTTACATTAAATTTATTTTTTAAAATACTACAAAATTCATCACCATATAGAATAATATCTATATTATATTTATTATAAATAATGGAAGCAACATCATTATCTAAAGCAAATAATAGTATATCTATATTATTTTTTAAACAAGAAATTATAAAATTTTCTAACATATCTAAAATACCAATATTTGCAACACAAAAAATGATAGTATCTTTTTTTGTTGTATTAAGATATTCTTCTATACTTGAAAATAACATATTTATATATTAAATTAAATGATTAAACTTTAAACCAATTTTCTGGAAACAAATCTTCAGTTGAATTATTACATTTTGGTCCAAACCAAACACTTGGATAACAAACAATTTTTTTTTGATTTATATTAAAATATGCTCCCCACCAACTAAAAGAACTATTGGCTATTATATTATGTTGGCAACAAGACATTAATAATAATTGTTCCCAATCCTGAATATTATTACTACATTGTATAAAATTTAATTGAGGATATGATTTTTTTATATCTTTAATCATATTTTCTACTGTATTATTATCTTGTTCTTCGTTGAAATATAAAATAGTATCACATGTATCATCTTTTTCTAATATAAATTTTAAAGCATCTGTATAATATTTGGTATTTAATATTAAATGAATTTCAGGTTTTTTTGTATAATCTCCAATTCTAAAATGTAAACTAATAATTTTATTATTATTAAAATATTCTTTATATTTTTCTTTTGTTTCTGTTTTCTGTTTATCAAGTTGTATTATTTCAATTATAGACTTATAATAATTTTCAAAATATTTGGGTGATTGAAAATATCCATTTATTTTGAAATCTATATTTGTATATGGTATTTTATTATATGTAAAATGAGGTTCCTTATATATTGGTATATTGATATTGTTACATGTAAATTTTGAAAGATTTATTAAAAAATTATCCCAATATGTAGGTCTTTTACTTATATTATCAAGTGGTGAAACTTTATCAAATTTATTTCTTATAATTTTAAATTCTACATTGTTTTCAAATGAATATGCTATTCCGCAAAAAATTTGAAATAATTGATTACCTAATCCACCCATTAA